TTGTTTTATTTAAAGTTATAGATTCACTTCCTTTATCTAAGAAAGGTAAATCAGATCCTAATCCAATTACATTTGATAGTTACACTCTTAAGATTGACACTGGAGAGTTAACTACTGCACAAACTGGTTTACCATTTGCAGCATTGAATAGACAGAGTGCATCAAGTGCAGCAAGTAATCCTAAATTATACTTTAACGATACTAAATCTGTTGGTGGATATGATGCTCACGCAACACAAAATATTCCTTTCCAAATTATCTCACCAAACATCTCTCATGTAACTGTTCCTGGCACTACTGTATCTGCTAATATGAAAACCATATCAGCAGCAAGTCTTGGTAATGGAATGGGTCAAGGATCTGATTTACCTTTCTTAGATAAAGGAAGTGAATCTATAACTTTAAATAAAACAAACTATTTAAGCTCTCCTAGAATGATAGCATCTAGGATTAATGAAACAAACAATTCAGTGATTCAAAACTTCTCTGGTGATAGATCTTTTAACATGACACTTACACTAGAAACAAGTAATCCTAATTTATCTCCTGTTGTAGATTTACAAAGAATGAGTGCAGTTTTAGTTTCTAACAGAGTTGATGCTCCTATTACAAACTACAAAGAAGATTCTAGAGTTAATTCTCTACTTGAAGATCCAACATCATGTCAATATGTTTCTAGAGAAAATACTTTAGCAAACTCTGCTTCATCAATAAAAGTATTACTTAGTGCACATATTAATGAATTCTCTGATATAAGAGCATTTTATGCAATTAGTGCTACTCCTAATTTTGATCCAATATTTGAACCATTCCCTGGCTATAAGAACTTGGATAATAATGGTCAAATAATTGATTCTTCTCAGAGTGATGGTTTACCTGATAGACTTATTCCTAAAACTGATGTTGGTGGATTTGATAGTCATGAAGTAACATTTAAAGAGTATGAGTTTAACATAGATGAACTTCCAGAGTTCAAATATTATAGATTTAAATTTGTTCTTACATCAACAAATCAAACTTATGTTCCAAGAGTTTCTGATTTAAGAGTTATCACTTTAGCATAATGTCAAATTACATCCCAGTTGAAGGTAACAATGATTTGGTTAGAGATCCAAAAACTGATCAAATTATTAACACTAATGTAAGTGCTTATGAACAATACATCTCTCAACGTAAAAGACGTAAACTTGAAAAAGAAAAATCTTTATCTGTTGAACAGGATCTTGCTAGTTTGAAAAGTGAAATGAATGAGATCAAATCTCTACTAAAGGAGTTAGTCAATGGCAAATAAAAAAATTACATTTGATCCAGAAGCAGGTGTAGGATATCCCTGTAATTTTGTTATGAATGGTGGTGCTAACTTCACAGGAACATTTGAAGTAGTGGATACCTCTAACACTGGATTTAATTTTTCAACAACTAATGCAGTTGGTATTGCCACAACTACTGGGTGGACAGGATCTTCTCAGATGACAAAAAGTGTTTCTATTGGATCAACTGGTTTTCCTGTAGCAACTTTTTCTGTTGGTATTGATACTACTAGTGCCACTGCAGGAAAGATTACAATTTCATTAGGATCAACTGCTACAAGAACTTTAAGTGAGGGTAGATATGTATATGATGTTATTGTCAGTTCTGGGGCCACTTTCTATAGGATCATAGATGGAACAATCTTGGTTCGACCAGGTATTTCATCAGCAATATAAATATGATAGAGGTATAGTATAAATGGCTCAACCATCCACCCGATCAGAATTAATTACCTATGCTAAAAGGCAGTTAGGTGCACCAGTATTGGAAATCAACGTTGCAGATGAGCAAGTTGAGGATATATTGGATGATGCAATTCAATACTTTCAAGAACGTCATTTTGATGGTGTATACCCAACATTTTTAAAATATGAAGTTACTGAAGACGATATAAAAAGAGGAAGATCAAGAGGGGGAAATACTGATAACGTAGGTATTACCACACAAACAGCGACATCAACGATTGATGGTCAATCGATTTCATTTACTTTCAATGAAACATCAAATTATTTGCAAGTTC